CCCCCCTTAGCAAATGATGGCTAGAGTTGAAAAAAAATATATAAAAAAAATATTCATTAACCCTGTAATGGTAGCGAAGAAGGCTGACTATACGGAAGAACAAGTGATGGGGATGGAGATGACGCCTGTACAGAAAGAGGTATTCTTATATATAGATGAGTATTGGAAGAAGTTTGGCTTTGCTCCGTCGTATAGGGAGATAGCTGCTTTTCGTAAGAAGAGTAGTTTGGGGAATATACATCAGACGATTAAGCGCTTAGTCCGGCTCGGGGTTTTGAAGCAGGTGAAGGGTATGGAGAGAAGTGTTAGACCCGTGTATATTAACTTTAGGAATCTAGAGTGAGATTAGATGACCTATTAGGGCAATTGGATAAAGAGGACGCTGAGGCGCTCTTGGGGCAAGTCACGGAATATAAGGAAGCACTGGAGCGGGAAAAGGCTCAGTCGAGCTTTTTATATTATGTAAAGAAGATGTGGCCTGGCTTTATCCATGGAAGGCACCATGCAGTCATGGCAAAGATGTTTGAGAGAGTAGCTAGTGGGGAACTGAAGAGGCTGATCATCAATCTTGGCCCAAGACATACCAAATCAGAGTTTGCGAGTAATATGTTTCCTTCTTGGTTCTTGGGGAAGTTCCCTCATAAGAAGGTTATTCAGAGTTCCAATACAGCTGATCTCGCGGTAGGATTTGGTAGGAAGGTGAGGAACCTCGTAGACTCTGAGCAGTATCAGGTTGTATTCCCAGGTATAGGACTACAGGCAGACAGTAAGGCCGCAGGTAGATGGAGTACAAATAAAGGAGGAGATTACTTTGCAATTGGCGTGGGTGGTACGGTAACTGGTAAAGGTGCTGATCTACTGATTATTGATGACCCTCATTCGGAGCAGGAGGCCAGAGCAGCGAGTAATGATCCGGCGGTATTTGACTCAGTGTATGAATGGTATACGTCAGGACCCCGACAACGTTTACAGCCAGGAGGCGCTATTGTCGTTGTGATGTGCATGACTGGAGATACAAAAGTATTGATGGCAGATGGCACAGAAAAACTGTTAGCTGGAATACGCCCTGGTGATAGGGTTGCCACGTTTGACTCGGGAAAATTAACAACATCAAAAGTAAATAACTGGCAGTCAAATGGTATTGATTCCATATATAAGATACGAACAGAATCTGGTAAAATCATTCGTGCAAATGAGAGACATCCGTTTCTTGTAATGAATGAGGGGGTACTGGAATGGACAAGATTGAATCAGTTGATGGTGGGAGACGAACTTGTCTCACTGAAGGATGCGAGCGTCCACCAAGGGCAAAAACAAAGCCAGGGTTATGCGCTGCCTGTATGTCAAAAGAGTGTTATCACAGAAAAAACCCAAATGCTCCAAGACATTCAATTGGGCATCATGGAAAGTGGAAGGGTGTATCCTGCACCAAATGCGAAAATTTTGCAGTGTCAAAAGGGCTATGTAACAATTGCTACAGAAAAGAATACTTGCCAAAGCCCACGCCTGAAAAAACAAGAGAAAAACGAATCAAACACAGGTATGGGATTACAGTGGCTCAATACGAGCAAATGGTTCAAGACCGTAACAACAGGTGTGATGTCTGCGGTCAAGAGCCTTCTGAAAAGAATACAAGGGCACATTGGAACGGAAAGCTTTGTATCGACCACGACCACAATACAGGAGAAGTTAGAGGGCTTTTATGCAACGACTGCAACCTTGCCATTGGTTACGGGAAAACGCCAAGCATTCTTGAACGAGCTGCATCGTATCTCAGACTTCACAATAGATCAGATAGTTTCAATAACTCCTGATGGCAAAGAAGAAGTCTTTGATGTTGAGATTGACCGCACCGAAAATTTCATTGCCAACGGGGTTGTAAGCCATAATACTCGCTGGTCGGACAGAGATTTGACAGGAAGGATATTAAGAAGCTCAAGCGGTGAAGATTGGGAAGTGATAGAACTACCCGCAATTATGCCGAGTGGACAACCCTTATGGCCTGAATTCTGGCCCCTTGATGAGCTTTTAGCTGTTAAGGAAGAGATTGGTATTTATAAGTGGAACGCCCAATATCAACAGACACCGACAGGAGAAGAGGGGGCAATCGTTAAAAGGGAATGGTGGAAACGATGGAAAGAGAGCAGACCGCCTCCTTGTGAATTTATAATACAAAGCTGGGATACAGCGTTTACCAAATCAGAGAGGGCAGACTATTCGGCGTGTACGACATGGGGGGTATTTCATTTAAATGAAGACCCCAACGATGTGAATATCATGTTGCTAGACTGCTACCGGGAAAAGTTTGAGTTTCCTGAATTGAAAGCCGCAGCTCTTGATGGATATAAAGAATGGCAACCCGATGCATTCATTGTCGAAGCAAAAGCAGCAGGCGCTCCATTGATCTTTGAGTTGCGTAGAATGGGTATCCCGGTAAGTGAGTACACACCTACAAGGGGAAATGATAAGTTTGTGCGTTTAAATAGCGTGTCAGATTTATTCAAATCAGGTAAAGTGTGGGCTCCAGAAAAGCATTGGGCTGATGAATTGATAGAAGAGATAGCGAGATTCCCCAATGCAGAACACGATGACTATGTGGACAGCAGTAGTCAGGCACTGATAAGATTCAGGCAGGGCGGATTTTTAAGGCTGGAGACAGACGAGCCAGACGAGCCGCAATACTTTAGACGCAAAAAAGCTTATTATTAGGAAACACCATGGCCACAAATTTTGACCGAGCATTGTATTCAGAAGTACCGCCTTTGGATGTTTCCGACGGTCCTGACGCGGAGATAGAAATAGAGGAGCCAGAAGAAGCTGGTATTGGTAGTATTGAAATCAATTTAGATGAAAGTAAATCAATTGATTTATCAGATGATTTCTACGCTAATTTAGCGGAAGAGATTGACGAAGGGGAGTTAAGTTCTATTGCAGGCGATCTCATGGAGCAGATCGATGCAGATATTCATTCTAGAAAAGACTGGTCTGAGACTTATGTAAAAGGCTTAGAAGTCCTTGGAATGAAGTATGAAGAAAGAACAGAACCTTGGAATGGAGCTTGTGGTGTTTTTTCTACAGTATTAACGGAAGCTGGAATACGGTTTCAAAGTGAAACGATTACGGAATGCTTCCCCGCTTCTGGCCCAGTCAAGACTGCAATCATTGGCGCTATTGATCAGCTAAAACAAGAAGCTGCTGAGAGAGTCCAAGAGGACATGAACTACCAATTGACTGAGGCCATGCCCGAGTACAGACCCGAACACGAGCGCATGTTACTCAACCTTGGCCTAGTAGGAGCAGCATTTAAGAAGGTATACCCAGATCCAAGCCTAGGAAGACAGGTATCTATATATGTAGGCGCTGAAGATTTGATCATGCCCTATGGATCTACAGGAGTTATGAGCTGTGAGCGGGTCACTCATTTGATGAGAAAGACCAAAAACGACATTAGAAAGCTTCAAGTCGAAGGTTTTTACCGTGATGTCGAGCTTGGAGAGCCAGTTCAAATCCCTACAGATATCGAAAAGAAGAAAGCAGATGAGTCTGGATACTCCATTACGGATGATGATCGGTACCAAATCTGTGAAGTTCATGTGGATTATGAGCTTCCTGGCTTTGAAGACAAAGATGGAATAGCTTTACCCTATGTAATTACCATTGATAGAGGTACAAATAAGGTTCTTTCTATCCGCAGAAACTGGAAAGAAGGCGATAAAAAATGCCTAAAACGGCAGCATTTTGTCCAATATACCTACATTCCTGGCTTTGGAGCCTATGGTTTTGGCTTAATTCACTTGATTGGCGGATATGCCAGAGCGGGGACAATGATCATCCGTCAGCTGGTAGACGCTGGTTCTTTGGCCAATTTACCAGGTGGATTAAAGGCTAGAGGCTTGAGAGTTAAGGGAGATGACACCCCAATTGCTCCTGGAGAGTTTAGAGATGTAGACGTACCAAGCGGTCCTATTAAAGATAACATTATGATGCTTCCTTATAAGGAGCCATCACAGGTTTTAGCTAGCTTGCTGTCAACAATTACAGATGAAGCTAGAAAGCTAGGCGCAATCAGTGACATGAATATTAGTGACATGTCTGCTAATGCGCCAGTAGGAACTACGCTTGCTCTATTAGAGAGACAGCTTAAGACCATGAGCGCAGTACAGGCCCGTGTCCACTACGCAATGAAACAAGAGTTTAAACTGCTCAGAGATATTATTAGGGACTTTACACCCAAGAAATACGATTACGATCCATCCTCTGGCACAAGAAAAGCCAAGAGAGAAGACTATGACATGGTTGAAGTCATACCTGTCAGCGATCCAAACAGCTCTACGATGGCGCAAAGGATCATGCAGTATCAAGCAGCCATGCAAATGGCTCAACAGGCACCGCAGATTTATAACTTACCTAATCTACATAGACAAATGCTAGAAGTATTGGGTATTAAAAATGCCGACAAATTAGTCCCAACTGATGATGACGAGAAGCCACGCGATCCAGTTTCAGAAAACATGGCGTTCCTCAAAGGAAAACCCACAAAAGCGTTTATCTATCAGGACCACGACGCTCACATTGCCATCCACCAAGCAATGATGAAAGACCCTTTGCTGGCCGCCCAAATTGGACAAAGCCCTATGGGTCAACAAATGTCAGCCGCAATCATGGCGCATATATCAGAACATTTAGCGTTCCAATATAGACAGAAAATACAGAAACAGCTGGGCATCCAAATGCCGGCACCTGATAAAGATTTGCCAGAAGATGTTGAAGTTCAACTATCTCAACTGGTTGCTCAAGCTGCTCAGGCTGTTTTACAACAAAGTCAAAGTCAAGCCGCGCAACAGCAAGCCCAACAGCAAGCCCAAGATCCTTTGGTGCAAATGCAACAGGCCCAGCTGCAAATTCAACAACAAGAAGCGCAAACCAAAGCACAAAAAGTGCAGGGTGATTTGCAAATTAAACAAGCGGAACTACAACTCAAAACGCAGGCGGCTCAGGCCAAAAACCCACAAGCAGACTTGATGGCAAAGCAGCAAATAGTTCAACAGCAATTACAAGCTAAGCAACAAGAGATACAACAAAACGCCGAGGTTCACCAACAAGAACTTATGCAAAACGCTCAAGTTCACCAGCAAAACATGGCTCAATCCGTTCAAGACGCAAGGCTCAAAGCCCATTTAGAAATGATGCGGTTAATGAATAAACCGAAAGGCAAATAATGGAACGTCAAATCTTAGAACATTTAGACAAGAAAATTAAACTGCGTAGGGAAGAATACGCAGATGCTTTGGCAAGCGGTACAGCTACCGACTATGCCATTTATAAAGAATTGTGCGGGGTGATCCGGGGTCTAGCCATCGCACAACAAGAGATAGAAGACCTCGTGCGTAGATATAAGGAAGATGACGATGAGTGAAACCAATGAGGTGACAACGTTTACACCTGAAATTTTGATCAGCCAAGATGGAGTTCAGGCCACAACATTACCGCAAACCGCTGAGGATAAGGCTAAGCAATTACCAGATCCTGTGCGTTTTCAGATATTGACGGTATTACCGGAGATAGATGAAGAGTATGAAAGCGGTATTGTGAAATCTAGCCAATCTATTCACTATGAAGAAGTACTTTCTCCTGTACTGTTTGTAGTAAAACTTGGCCCAGATGCGTTTAAAGACGCAAGTAGATTCCCGTCTGGCCCATCATGCAAAGTAGGAGACTTTGTGATTGTCCGTCCCAATTCAGGAACAAGACTAAAGATCCATGGTAAAGAGTTCAGACTCATTACTGATGATCTAGTTGAAGCGGTTGTGCAAGATCCTCGCGGCATCAGTCGTGCAGCTTAAGGAGATATCATGGCTGAAACACAATACAAATTCCCAGACGAACAAGGCAACGAAGAAGCTTACACTGTAGAAGCAGATCCCGAAGTAGAAATCGTTGACGACACACCTACAGAAGACCGCAATCGAAAACCCATGGCTGAAGCTCCAAAAGAGTTTACAGACGATGAGTTGGAAACTTACAACGAAAGCGTCAAGAAAAGGATTCAGCATTTTACAAAAGGCTATCACGAAGAACGCAGAGCTAAAGAAGCGGCACATCGAGAAAGAGAAGAAGCTTTACAGTTAGCTAGGCAAGTGCTTCAAGAAAACCAACAGCTTAAAGGCTCATTGAATCAAGGGCATACTGCTTTATTGGAACAAGCCAAAAAAGTAGTGGAGAATGAAATCTCCATGGCCGAAGCCAAAATGAGAATAGCCTATGAGTCAGGAGATTCATCGGCTATAGCGGAAGCGCAAAAAGAGCTAACTACAACTGTTCTAAAAGCAGACAAAATAGCAAACTTTAAGCCTACCCCTTTACAAGCTCAAGAAAATCAAGTACAAACGGTACAACAGCAACCGGCTCCCCGGCTTCATTACAAAACTGAAGACTGGCGTTCACGGAATCCCTGGTTCGGGCAAAACCGGCGCATGACAAGTTATGCATTGGCACTGCACGAAGAGCTCACGCAAGACGAGCGTCTTGAACCGACTAGCGATGAGTATTTCCAAAGGATTGATGCTGAAATGAAAAATCGTTTTCCTGATGCGTTTGGTGTAACTGTGGATGCGACTCCTTCACAGAAGAAATCAAACGTGGCTCCGGCTACCAGAAGCACAGCGGCCAAAAAAATCGTGCTTACTCAAAGTCAGGTCAATATCGCCAAAAGGCTAGGTCTTCCGTTAGACGTCTATGCCAAAGAGGTTGCTAAACAAAACAGAAGGGTTGAATAATCATGAGTGACAATCGTAAGCCTAGAGAAGCGGATTCAAGAGAAATGATGCAGCGTCCAGAATCCTGGAGGCCGCCAGAAGTTCTACCTGAACCGAATGAAAGACCCGGTTGGGCTCATCGATGGGTTCGTATTAGTATGATTGGCACATCCGATCCTGCTAATATTTCTTCCAAGTTTCGTGAGGGTTATGAGCCCTGCAAAGCAGAAGAATACCCCGAAATGATGATGCACGCCACTCAAGAAGGCCGATTCAAAGGCAATATTGAAGTTGGTGGATTGTTATTGTGTCGTATTCCTGCAGAGTTCATTGATCAACGTAATGCTTACTACAACAAGCAAAACCAAGCTCAAATGGAATCTGTTGATAATACGTTTATGAAAAACAGTGATCCTCGTATGCCTTTGTTTAAAGACAGACGTAGCGAGGTAACAATTGGTCGTAATTAATCAAGGAGTCCTAAATGGCTTATCCAATCATTCCCGCAGCATACGGGTTTAAGCCAGTCAGTGAGTTCGGCGGTTTGGCCTATTCAGGTTCAACCCGTATGTATCCCATTGCTACTGGTTATAGCACTAATTTGTTCAATGGCGACATTGTTCAACTATCTGGCGGTACAGTTGTAACAACAACTATGTCTGCAGCCTCATCTCCCGCTACTCCTGTAGCTGGTACATTGGGCATTTTCCTTGGCGCTGAGTACGTTAACTCATCCAAACAAACTGTTCGTGGTCAATACTGGCCTGCAAGTACAGTTTCCGACTATGCAGTAGCATACGTTGTGGATGATCCCCGTACTGTGTTCAAAGCAGTCATGGTTGCACAAGGTACTTCCTTGTCCAACACAGCATCAACAGTTGGCTATGCTAACGCTACTTTTATTGGTACTAACGTGTATGCCGTAACAGGTACTGCAGGTAACACCAATACTGGTGACTCAGCAATGGCCGTTTCTGGCGGTGTTATTAGCTCAGGTACATCTGGTAACACTCGTGTTGCTACATTGCTACCTTTCCGTGTTGTTAGCATGGTGCAAGACACAGCCGTTGTGGTAACAGCTACTGGTGGTAATGCAAATACCTCTGGTACTACTATTACTTTGACAGCTGCAAACACTGCTATCCAACCCGGAATGCAATTGATTGCCCAAGGCGTAAGTGGTGTTGCTCAAGGTAACTACATTTCTGTAACCAATGTGAACGGTACAACCGTGACTCTAGGTTCCAGCATTGCAGTGCCCACAGGTACACAACTTTCTTTTGTCGGTTTCCCTGAAGTGTTGGTAACCTGGAATGCAACATTCCAAGGTATGACCAATACTGCTGGCGTTTAATTAAGGAGCTAAATCATGGCTATTTCACGCGCACAACTATTGAAAGAGCTGCTCCCAGGATTGAACGCATTGTTCGGTCTAGAGTATGCACGTTATGGCGAAGAGCACAAAGAGATCTATGAAACAGAGACCTCTGAGCGTTCATTCGAAGAAGAGACCAAATTGTCTGGTTTCTCTGCTGCACCAGTCAAAGGCGAGGGCACAGCCATTTCCTATGATAATGCACAGGAAGCATGGACAACTCGTTATAACCACGAAACCATTGCTTTGGGTTTTTCAATCACTGAAGAAGCGATTGAAGATAACTTGTATGACTCTTTGTCTGCACGTTACACCAAAGGCTTGGCCCGTGCCATGGCTTATACCAAACAGGTTAAAGCCGCAGCAGTTTTGAACAACGCTTACAACGCCGCTTATGTTGGCGGTGATGGCGTATCTTTGTTGAACTCTGCTCACCCATTGGTCAATGGTGGTACCAACGCTAACACTCCTTCCGTAGCTGCTGACTTGAATGAGACTTCTCTTGAGAATGCCGTCATTCAGATCGCTGCCTGGACAGACGAGCGTGGCCTTTTAATCGCCGCTAAGCCCAAGAAGTTGATTGTTCCTCCAGCACTACAGTTCGTTGCAACCCGTTTGCTCGACACTAAATTGCGCGTTGGTACAAACAACAATGACGTTAATGCTATCGAGAACAATGGTTCGATCCCCGAGGGTTACACCATTAATCACTTCTTGACCGCAACTAACGCATGGTTCTTGACTACCGATGTACCAAATGGTCTAAAGCATTTTGTAAGGACACCCTTGCAGAATTCAATGGATGGAGACTTCGATACAGGGAACGTTCGATACAAAGCTAGAGAGCGTTACTCATTCGGTTGGTCAGATCCATTAGGAATCTATGGTTCTTACTAACTAAATCAAGCACTTAGCTAGATTGGAAGGGACTCTTGTAGTCCCTTTTCTTTTGTTGTATAATTACTCGTATCGTATAACAGGAGAATGATATGGAGTATCCAGATAACAGGGCTGAGGCAAAACGTATAGGGGCAACGCATTACTTTACGGGAGTGGCGTGTATTCGTGGGCACATTGCTTTACGCAAGACCAAGGGATCATGTGTAGAGTGTATGAAAGAGGACTGGGTAATAGACAATGAAAAGCGCAAGGAGAAACCAAAGTCTGAAGCCGCTAAAGAAGCTGGTCGTAGGTATTACGAACGCAATAAAGAATTGGTAAAAGCTCGATCAAATGCAAGGCCAGAAGAAGAAAGAAGCGCTTATAAACTTAAACACAAACAAAGCAATCCAGAATACTACAAAGCCCTCACAAGCGTTCGCAAGCGCAGACACCGCAATGCCACCCCCAAGTGGATCACGCCAGATCAAAAACTGGCAATGAGAAATCTTTATTTAAAAGCTCAAGAGCTCACCAAAATAGCTGGGGAGCGGTATGTAGTTGATCATATTATCCCACTGCAGTCGACTGCAGTATGCGGGCTACATGTGCCTTGGAATCTCCGTGTTATTACACAAGAAGAGAATTTAAAAAAGTCAAATAAACTGTTTCCGCTGTAAACGTTTACAGCAAAAAAAGGAGGCCTAAAAAACCCTCTTTTTTTATTGACACTTTTAAAATATAGTGTATATTTAACTTATCTAGGATTTTTATGCATACCGCCAGCCCGCCTAGGGGTCATGTGCAATCAATTGGTATG